ATACTACAGTGCGAACTATTACCTGTAATATGGACAGAACGCACACGGCGGCACTGTTCAAATATAAGGGAATCAAGGGTGATACATACCGACGGCTTACTTTGCGAGAAGCGTTCTTACTAATGGGCTTTTCAAAAGAAGAATACTTAAAAGCCAAGAGCCTTGGCTTTAGCTACCGTAAACTCAATAAACTAATAGGCAACTCCATAGTAGTAAATGTACTCGTCTCAATTTTTGAAGCAATGTTTAAAGACAAATACCCAAAGGATGATTCAGAATGAGCGTAATACATCTTCCCATAGATATTAAATCCCTATATTTTAACATAAAGAATGACAATGAAAAAGGACATACAGCAACTGTAGCTACGCCATTAAAGCAAGGTGCCTCTGTTCATGAGAAATTATCAAAAATACATTATGTTCCTCATAATATAAACGATTACAGCAGAGATAGCCTTATCGGTCATATCTTGTCCAAATCGCGTGTAGAAGCAATTATTACAGATGTGTTTGTCTTTGACAGTATTACGGTTAACGGACTCGTTGTTGAGTGTGACAGAAGAATGACACTTGACGAATTAAAAGCTGAAATATCCGAACGCATAGAAAGTGAACAGGAGAAGATGGACAGTCTTAACAACAGAAAAAGTCGAAAGGACAGAAACTATTACATAAGTGAGGGAATGCTGCTTGCGTATGGCATTGTTGCTGATTATCTTGATGATTTGGAGGTGATAACTTGACGGCTAAAGAGATTAAGGAGATTAACCGAGAGATTTCGAGACTGAGGGCGAAGATAGTACGCATTTCTGCCGAGGCGGATAACACAGCAGGCACGCTGGGTGAACGAATCGTTCCGTCAGGTCAGACCTCCGACAAGGTAGGCAATGCGGTGGTGCAGATTGCAGATATTCAGAGAGAGATACAAAACCTTGAAATTCGCCGAAACGCAGCGCTCAACAGCCTCTCCCGTGACGATTTTGTAGAGAACTGTTTGTTTATGCACCTTAGCTTGCGATACAGCTGGGCGAAGATAGCAGTTGATACAGGCGGAATAAATACACCGGATAACATAAGAATTATGTGCAACCGCCACCGTTGGTAAAAGTTGTTCGGTTTTTCGGTTTAGGTGCAGTATAATATAAAATGAAGAAGCCAACAACAAGAGATATTTTGTAGTTAATTTTCAAGACAACGGCAGACCGCTCTCGTTGAGGGCGGTTTTGCTGTATCGAAAAATCGAAAGGGCGGTGATACCGTGAAAGACAAATTAAATGCAAGGCAGAAGAAGTTTGCGGAATATTATGTGCAGAGCGGTAACGCCGAACAGTCTGCTATAAATGCCGGGTATTCGGAAAAATATGCAAGAGGTAATGCACACAAATTAGTTGCAATTAGTTGCATTTCACAGTACATCAAAGAGTTATCAGACAAGCTCAAAGATGAACGCATTATGAGTGCTAAGGACAGACAGGTTGCTCTCTCTGACATTGCAAAGAGTGCCGAGCAGGACCCGTCAGACCGTATTCGTGCGATTGATACACTCAACAAAATGACTGGTGAATACATTGTCAAGGTTGACGCAAAGGTTGAGCAATCCGAAAAGCTCTCTGATGTGTTCAAACAGCTAGGCGGTGAGGGCTTGAGTGAGTAGCTTTCCTTTGTCGCAAAAGTACATTGACTTCATAAACACAACAAATGTGTCGGCTGAATTTCTTGAGGGCACTACCGCATCGGGCAAGACAACGGTCGGTGCCGGTGTAAAGTTTATGCGAATGGTGTCGCAAAGTTCCAAAAAGATACATGCCATTGCCGCCAAGACAACCGGCAAGGCGGAGGAAACTATCATTCAGCAGGATAACGGTATTCTCGACCTGCACCGAAACGCTGTTTATTGCGGTAACGGCGACAAGGATTACAAACTGCCGCATATCAAGTTTGAGGGCAAAATTATCTATATTCTCGGCTACAGCAGTCGGGATAAATGGGAAATGGTACTCGGCGCACAGTTCGGCTGTGTGTATATTGATGAGATAAACACCGCAGATATTGAGTTTATCCGAGAGATGTCAACCCGTAATGACTATTTGCTTGCAACACTTAACCCCGATGACCCGTCTTTGCCTGTCTACAAGGAATTTGTAAACCGTTCAAGACCGTTTAAGAAATATGCAAAAGATGTTCCGCCCGAGATTATGGCGGAGCTTAACGAAGAACCTGTGCCGGATTGGCGGTACTGGTTCTTTTCTTTTACCGATAATTTAAGCCTTACGCCCGAACAGGTTGAAAAGAAAAAAGCCTCTGCTCCAAAAGGAACAAAGCTTTATAAAAACAAAATCTTAGGATTGCGAGGCAGGGCAACAGGTCTTGTATTCTCAAACTTTGAGAGTGCAAGGCACATAAAAACAAAAGAATGGGCAAAGCGGTTTTTAAACTCCGACCGTAAAAGCGAGCATTTTATTCAGTTTACGGCAGGACTTGACACCGCATATTCGCAGAAGTCACCCGACACAATCGCAATGACCTTTTTCGGTATTACAAACAAGGGCAAATGTATTCAGCTTGACGAAAGGGTGTATAACAATGCCGAACTTCAAACGCCGATTGCTCCGAGTGATACGGTACGAAATTTCATTGATTTTCTTGACCGCAACCGAGAAGAGTGGGGCTTTGCGAGAACTGCTTTTATTGATAATGCCGACCAAGCGACAATTACCGAGTTTCAGAAGTACAAGCGACAGCACGGTTGTATCTACGATTTTGTAAATGCCTGGAAGAAAACCAAGATTATTGACAGAATTAACCTTGTGCTTGGCTGGCTTGCCACTGACTGTTATTTTGTTCTTGAACATTGTAAAAACACGATTGCCGAGTTTGAAATTTACAGCTGGCGAGAAGATAAAGACAACACACCTGAGGACGGCCACGACCATTGCATTAACAGCGGTCAATACGCATGGCTGCCTTTTAAAAATATTATTGGAAGTGAAATAAATGGGGCTGATAAACAGAATGGCTGATACAATCAGAACAGGATTAAGGAATTTTTTACATATCACTAAAGCGCCCGACAGAACGATAACCGTTGACGAAACGAGCAATCATCAAACTGAATGCTTTACCAACCGCATTTGGTATTGGGGCAACAGCAGACAGCTTTCACAGCTTTACACACAGCTTGACAGCGACAAAACACGCTTTTGGTCTGCCGAGTGTACCAAAGGGCTGAAAATAAGAAAAATCCACACGGGCTTGCCGGCTCTCATTTGCGATACACTCGCTAATATTGTGATTGCAGACTACAACGGTACAGAGGTTACAAGCAAAAATACGACAGCTTATGCCGAACGGTGGGCGGAGATAGAGAAAGAAAACAAACTCGCAGGTGTAATAAAGCAAATGCTCCTTGACCTTTGTGTTGTCGGTGACGGTGCTTTTAAGGTCAGCTTTGACAAGGCTGTATCAGATGTTCCGATTGTTGAATGGTATCCTGCCGAAAACATCGACTTTACTTATGTGCGCGGCAGAATCAGAGAGGTTAAGTTTTATACCGATTACACGCAAAATCACCGACATTTCCGTTTTGAGGAAACATACGGCTACGGCTATATTCGTTATGCTTTGTATGATGATAACGGCAGAGAGGTCGATTTACACACAGTTAAGGCACTTGATTGGATAGACAGCAACGGTGTAACCTTTGACACATCGTATATGTGGGCAGTACCGGTTATTTACGGCAAATCGTGCCACAAGGGCAGGGGTGCAGGCATTATCGGAGCAAAGACAGACGCTTTCGACAGCTTAGACGAGGCATGGTCACAGTGGATGGACGCTTTAAGAGCCTGCCGAACAAAGCAGTATGTGCCTGAATGTCTTATCCCTCGAAATCCAGAAACCTGTCAGCCGATATCGCCAAATTCCTTTGACAACCGATTTATCACCGTGGGCAACGATATGTCGGAAAACGGCAACGGCAACAGGATTTACACCGAAAGTCCGCAGATTCAGCACGAAAGCTATTTAAGCTCATACATCACCGCACTTGACCTTTGTTTACAAGGTGTTATATCTCCGTCAACGCTCGGTATTGATACCAAAAAACTCGATAATGCCGAGGCACAGAGAGAAAAAGAGAAAACAACTCTGTATACAAGACAGAACCTTGTTGAGCTCACCGAGAACGCTATGCGGAGCCTTGTTGAAGTTGTACTCAATGCAGACAGTGAGCTTAACGGCAAGGGAATTGTTGACGGAATAGAGGTATCCGTAAACTTTGGTGAGTACGCCAATCCGTCATTTGAAAGTCAGGTTGAAACCGTTTCAAAAGCAAGACAGGGCGGTTTGATGTCTGTTGAAACCTCGGTCGAGGAATTGTACGGCGACAGTAAGTCGGACGATTGGAAAGCCGAAGAGGTACAGAGGATAAAAGAAGAGCAGGGCATTGCAAGAGAGGAAGAAACCTCGTCATTCGACGATTTGGCAGGACTGACAGATGAGTGATTACGATATCGGAAAAGCCTTTGAAGAAATCGAAAATGAACTTATTGACAGTATGATGCGCAATTTCAGCCGACACAGGGCGGAAGAAGAAAAAGAGGGCTATAATTGGACTCAATGGCAGGCAGAACAACTAAAGGCACTTGAGGAGTACCGCAAAACGAACGCCCAAAAATTCGGCAAGCAGTTCAAGAGCATTAACAGTAAGGTTGAAGAAATGATACACACCGCAAGAGCCGACGGCAACGCAGAACAGGAAGTGAAAATCCTCGAGGCTATTAAGAACGGCTTTACACCGAATATGCCCACAGGAGCGAGCGCAGGCGAATTTTTTAAGGGCAATGACCGTAAGCTCAATGCTCTTGTAAAATCGACCACGGACGATTTGAAGAGGGCGGAAACGGCAGTTTTGCGTATGAGCAACGATAAGTACCGCAAGGCGATTTTTAACGCTCAAGTCTATGCAAACACAGGTGCAGGCACTTACGAAAAAGCAGTTGATATGGCTTGTAAGGATATGCTCAACGCAGGGCTAAATTGTGTGGAGTACAAGAACGGTGCAAGGCACACGCTTTCAGACTATGCGGATATGGCAATCAAGACAGCAAACAAGAGAGCCTATCTAAGAGGTGAGGGCGAAGAAAGAGCGAAGTACGGGCTTTCCCTTGTTGTGGTGAACTCAAGGCAGGGCGGCTGCCCCGATTGCGCAAAGTATATAGGCAAGGTGTTTATTGATGATGTGTATTCAAACGGCAAAAAATCGGACGGTGATTATCCGCTGCTTTCAACTGCCATAGCGGAGGGACTTTTCCACCCACGCTGTAAGGACAGCACAAGCACCCACTACCCAGAACTTGACGATTTGAGCGGACCTCTCTCCGATGACGAGCTTGCAGAGCTTGACCGGCAAAGAGGACTTGAAGTACAGCAACAGCACGCAGAAAAGCAAGCCGAACGCTTTGACCGCAGGGCAAAATACAGTCTTGACGAGGACAATAAGAAGTTTGCTAAAGCAAGAGCAGACGAGTGGCACGATAGGGCGGATATGCTTGAAGAAAAGGTGAAAAATACAGAAAATATCAACAAGATTTCAAGTGAAGGTGTTGCAAAATTGACTGAAAGTGATATAATAAAGACGAAGAAACCTTTAGAGATTAATATTCAGTTATTTGCTAAAATACCTAAAGAAAAATTTACTATGTATGCACTCGACCCCGTGAAGCAACCCGATAAGGCAAAGGCATTTAAAGAAGCACTCGGCTACACAAAAGAAAACTATCAAGATTTGATTGACAACATACAAAACAACTTCAAAGAAGATTTTATGGTTTTGAAAAATGAAGACAAATTTGGAAAACGTTATGAGTATGTTATGGAGCTGACCGGTGCTAATGGACGAAAAGCGAATGTTTGCACAGGCTGGATAAAAGAAAATGATAGTTCAGAACCGAGAATGACAAGTGCTTATGTTACAAAGAAAAAGGTGACGCCAAATGAAAGTTGAATTGTATGATAACATAAAATTAAAAAATGGACAGACCGCTTCTGTGGTAGAAATACTTGGTAATCACGAGGCTTATATTGTCGATGTTGATTTAGGCGATGATTATGAAACCATTACAGTATCGAATGAACAAATTGCAGAAGTGATTTCTTAACCGCTCCTTGTGGGCGGTTTTGTTATGCGTGAATTTAATACAGAGATTAGCACTTAATCAATCAGATTGAGTGCTTTTTTTGATTTCTGATATAAGTTTTGAACGGAGTAACGGAGTTAATATGGAACTACTTGAATTTAAAACAAAAATATTAAAGTTGTGTAATGTGAGGGATATTAAGAACATTGGTGAAGTTTTAATGAAAGTTGTATTAAGTAACGAAACATGTTTTTTCGACAAATACAAAGAAATCATTGACAATAACAAAGATTGGTTACAAGCGTTATGGCAATATTATGAAGCTGACCGAGCGGAAAAGAAACAAGACTACACACCAAAGAGCCTTTGTAAATTAGTCTCTGCTTTAGCTGGTAACTGTGAAACGGTTTACGATTGTTGTGGCGGCAGCGGAGCTTTAACGGTGCAAATGCTAAAAGATAGCAAAGCGAAATTTGTTTGTGTTGAAGAGCTTGATGAAAAAGTTATACCATTTTTACTTTTTAATCTGTGTTTGCATAATGTAAACGGCTATGTTTTTAATGGCGATGTATTGACACGCAAGTTTTTAAAAATATATAAACTTTCGGCAGATGACAAATATAGCAAAGTGGACGAATTGCCAAGCAACGAACAAATCAATCTGCATTGTGATGTTGCAGTAAGCAATCCGCCTTACAACATCAAATGGCAACCGCCGTTACCGCTTGAAAATGACATTAGATTTCCAGCGATTCCGCCGGCGGGCAATGCGAATTATGCTTTTGTTTTTAATTGCATTGCGAGAGCAAACAAGGCTGTTTTAATACTTCCAATGGGCGCGTTGACGCAACGCAATGAATATGATATACGAAAATATTTGATTGATAATGATTTGATTGAGTCGATTATTACTTTACCAAACAATATGTTTGAATGTACAAGTATATCAACCTGCATAATGGTTTTAAACAAAAGCAAAGCAAACAAAGGCAAAGTGAATCTGATACATAGCATTCAAAACTTTGTCGTTGAAGAGCGAGAACAAAATGGACAGTTTGGCGGTAAAAGCCACACGAATAGAACTTACAAAAAGGAATATAATGTTTTGTCCGATGAAAATATAAATAAAATCATTCAGGTTATCGAAAACCTAACAGAAGTGAATAAATTTTCTTTGATAAAGTCAAACGCAGAGATAGCAGAAAAGAAATATATGCTCGCTCCGAGTATGTTTTTTGATGTAAGTATTGAAGATTTTGAAGATAGCAAACATCGTGATTTACAAGAAATAGCCAACAATATTAACTACATCATTAAAATGCAAAATGCTTGTAAATTAGTAATCAATGAGACGATTGCTAAGAAAATGGGCTTTGATATTCAGCTTTATAAAAATGAGTTCAAAAATTCAAATCAACTTGCAGATGAGCAGTCTAAATTGTTAGGCATTAAGATTGAAAAGTCTGATTATATCCAATTCACAAAAAACAAAAATGAATTTATGTTTAAGTGTAATGACAAGGATTTGTTGCCGGATATATTTATTCATTTTTTGTCGATTTGGAAAAATCAAATTGCTCTGCTAAACACAATGCAAAATCAATATTTATCAGAATTAAGGGACGCAATATTGCCCGATTTAATGAATGGTAAAATTGAATTATAAAGAACACAGCGCAGAAAGGCGGTGACAAAATGAAAGTAAGAGTAATTACATCGTTCAACGATAAAACTGAGGGGTTTATTAACAGACCAATTAATGAAGTATTTGAATGCTCCGAGCAGAGAGCAAAGGAACTCATTGACGGTGGTTTTGCGACAGAGGTTAAGTCCAACGTTACGGAAAATAAGCCAAACGCTACGGAAAAGCCGAAAAGAAAGACAACAAAAACAGCTTAAAACGCACTTGTGAGTGACTGCACAGGTGCTTTTTTATTGTCCGAAGACGCTAAACTACGGGAGACACCGAGCAAAACTGAAACAGAGAGACACTCTATAAACTGATTACGGGAGACACCCGATAACTGAAAGGATTGATAAAATATGGCAGAAAATAACCCAACACCTACCCCCAACGAAACACAGCCGACACCGCAGGGCAACCCTGCACCTGCATTTGACTATGACAAGCTCGCAAGCCTTATTACAGGCAAGCAGAGCGTGACAGAGGACACGGTTTTAAAGTCATACTTCAAAGAGCAAGGATTGTCAGCAGATGAGATGAAACAGGCAATCGGTGCTTTTAAGGAGCAGAAAGCCAAGAACACACCCGACATTGCGAAAATTCAGTCGGAAGTTGAATCCGCAAACAACGCAAAGCTCACGGCAGAAGTCAATCAGTCAGCAACCCTCGAAGCCGTAAAACAGGGCGTTGACGTAACAAGCGTGCCGTATGTGCTTAAAATGGCGGACTTTTCGGCTGTTATAACAGACGGCAAAATCAACACAGAAAAGCTGACCGAGGCGGTTAAGAAAGTGCTTGACGATATTCCTGCACTCAAAGCAAAAGCAAGCGAAAACGCTGGCGGTGTTCAGAAAATCGGCGGTGACGGCAACGGCAACAAAAATTTAACAGAAGATGCCTTAAGAGGAATTTTCGGCATCAAATCGAAAAAGTAAGAAAAGAGGTAAATAATTATGGCAGTATTAGAATACGCAACTATTTTCAGTAATGTTTTAAGAGAATTGTACGGTCAAGCCCTTACTTGTGATGACCTTTACCACTCAAACTCTGACATTCAGATTATCAACGGTAAGGATATTAAAATCCCGAAACTCTCGGTCAGCGGTTATAAAGACCATACACGAGGTGCAGGCGGTTTTAATTCGGGTACATATTCAAACGGTTACGAAACCAAAACCCTTGACCACGACAGAGATATTGAGTTTGCTATCGACCCTATCGATGTTGACGAAACAAATATGGTAGTAACTGTCGCAAATATTCAGACACGCTTTGAAAAAACACAGGCTATACCTGAACTCGACTGTTATACTTACAGCAAGATTTATACAGAAGCTAAGCGAGTTGGTGCAACAGTAAAAACTACTGCATTAACTGCGGCGAATGTGCTTGCAGATTTTGACGATAACCTTGAGGCTTTTGCCGAAGCCGGTGTACCGCTCGACAGGGTTATTCTTTATGCGACACCACAGTACAAAAAGCTTTTGAAGAATGCAGAGGGTATTCAGAGAACACTTGAAATCAGTTCCGCAAAGGGCATTGACCGCCGTGTTCGTTCCGTTGATGATATTGATAAGATTGTAGAAGTGCCAAGCTCAAGAATGAAGTCTTTGTTTGATTTTACAAACGGTTGTGTTGCTGACAGTTCAGCTAAGCAGATTGACTATATTCTTATTGACCCGGAAGCACAGGTATCAAGAGTTAAGTATTCATATATCAATGTCTATACTCCGCGTTCTGACAGCCGAACAGCTGATAATTATATATATCAGAACAGAAAAGTCAATGGTACTTTTGCCATTGATGAACTTATGAAGCAGGGCGTAATCATTCACGCAGAGGCTTAAAGCGAGGTGAGCAAAAATGAAAGCAATTAAAGACAATAAGTCATATACAGTCAATACAGATGAGGAAGCTAAGACTTATGTATCTCGTGGTTATGATATTCAGGACGACAATGGTGAAATCAAAGAATACGGCTTAGGCAAGAAAATTTCTGTTGATGATTACAATACTTTGAAGAAAGAAAATTCAAAGCTCAAAGCCGAAAACAAAAAGCTTAAAGAGAATATCAAATCAGACACAAAGGAATAAATCTATGTTTGCGGATTACATTGAACAGCAGGGCGGAGATGAAAACAGCATTATCTCTGCCGCTCACATCGACATTCTGACTTTTAATCGCATTGATTTTGAAAAACTTTCGGAAATGCAGAAGAGAATCATCGGCAGAGTGCATAGCAGACTTACTGCTTTTGAAGAAGAAAATGCCGATATGATTTCTTCCTATCTGAAAAATTACAACATCAACGGTGTGGGTATGGAGTTTGGCGCAAGTTGGAATTTGATGTGCATAAGCGGCGTGGCAATTCCTGCGGACCTCTACTCTCTGCTTAAATCAACAGGGCTTTGTTATCCTGCAATATGAGGTGATATGTTTTGAAATTTCCGTCACTTGTAAAAAAGCAGTTCTGTAAAACTCCTGTTGAGGTGACAATATACGGTGAGGGTGTTACCGAAGACGGCTCTCCTGTTGTTGCTTTCCGCTGCGGAGAAATATACCCGTCAGACACCTTATTGCCGAACACTAATTTGTTTGCGGGTAATGCTCATTGCAATATGCAGTCAAAGGCAAAGACCATATACACAAAAGAACAGAAAATCGTGCAAGTGTCTGCAGTGCTGCTTTTTGACGGTGACATTGCTCCCGACATCCCGACTTTGAGCGCAGGCTTTGTAGTGCTTGACGGAGTAAAGCGTAACATCGTACAAGGCATTAAACACCGCAACCCTGACGGCACAGTGAATTTTACGGAATTGGATGTGATTTAGTGAGCTTTTCTGTAACATCAAAAATCAAGCTGAATTTGCCTTTATTAAAGCAGCTTGATAAAGCACAGCAGACGGCATTGCGCAATACCACAGACGCATTGCTTACGCAGATTAAAAACACGCAAGTAATGCCGTTTGATACAGGTAATTTGCAGAACGAAAGCACATTTGCCGACTACTCAAACCTTGCGAATGGGGAAACAAAAATCGTATCAAGTACACCGTATGCCAGACGGTTGTATTTTCACCCTGAATATAATTTCAGCAGAGATGAAAACATAGCGGCAGGAGGTAAGTGGCTCATTCCTTGGCTCAAGGGCGGTACACGACAAAACTTTTGTCAAAAGGCATTTGCACGATTTTACAAACAGGAGGCAGGACTTTGATTTATTTATCAGACGTCAGAGATTGGCTGAAAAGTGTAACAAATGCTGAGCATTACTACATTGGCAAGCTCGACAACAAACAGGATAAGTCAATCGGCGTGTACTCTCTCAAGCAGTCGGGCGCTCCTGCAAGGGCAATAGGTGATGAGAGCACATACAGCACAATGTGTGTGTCCTTGCTCCTGCATTGGAACAACAACGCAAAGGAAACGGAGCAAGCGGCACGCAAGCTGTTTGAAACACTATACAGCATTAAGAATGTTAAAATCAACGAACACACAATTTATATAATCGAGCTACTCACCCCTGAGCCTATTGATGTGGGTACAGATGACAAGGGCATATATGAGCAGGTCATTGAAGTTAAATTTTACTATGAAAGGAAATGATATTATGGCAGTAAAAAGCGGAGTTTATCCTTGCTACGAAAATCAGTTTGCAATCGGTAAATCGGGCACAGACACAGCCACAACTCCAATCGCAAATTGTGAGGAGTTTTCGGTGGCATTTGACAACGGCGTTGAGGAATGGACAGCGTTTGAGAACGAGGGTTGGAAGTCAAGACTTATGACAGCCAAGAGCGTTACAATCTCTGTAAAGGGCAAGCGTACAATCGGTGACGCAGGCAACGATGAAATCGCAGAGCTTGCGTTTAAGAACGGCACAGCCGTACAGCTTCCGTTTAAGTGGACTTTCCCGAACGGTGCAAGCGTACTCTTCAAGAATGCGGTTATCTCTGTAACAGCAAACGGTGCAGCCGCAAGCACAAGTGTTGCACCTCTTGAATTTGAGGTTATGTCAAACGGCAAGCCCGAATACACACCTGCAGCCTAAGGAGGTATAAAGTATGTCAAAAATTATTGATATTACAAACAAACTTAATTTTGACGAAAAGCCAAAACTTGTTATCAAAGGCACAGAAATTGAGGTCAACAACGACGCAATTTCTTTCATTAAGACGGTTGCGCTTTTTGACAGCGAGGACGGCGTAAAAACATCGGACATTTTATCGGCTCTTGAGCTTCTTTTTGATGAGGAGAACAGAGAAAAGATTGCAAAACTTCATCTCTCGTTTGCCGACCTCTCAACTGTTATTAAGACAGCAACAGAGCTTATCGCCGACAATGACAGCGAGGGGGAAATTCAGACCCCGGCTACGACTTAATAGATGATTTCGACTTAATCGTATCGAGTTTTAAGTCAGAGTACGGGGTGAGCATTTACTCCGAAGATTTTAAAAAGATGACTTGGGCGGAGTTCAGCTCCCTGCTGTGTGGCTTGGGAACTGACACGCCTCTTGCGAGAACGGCTCAAATTCGCCTTGAGAACGATGAAAATGTTTTGAAGAACTTTACATCATCTCAACATAAAATACGCAACAAGTGGCGTTCACGCACAGCAAATAAACGCACGCAGGCTGACATAAACACAGCCTTGCATGACTTTGAAATGATATTTGCTAATATGTAAATATTGCATACAATTTTGTTTATTTTTATAAAAATCTTGACTTTTATGTATATTTTTGGTAATATAAAGAAAATGTGAAATAAAGTAACATTTTATTATAAAAGGAGAGATACAAATGGAAAATCAAAATACTGTGCAGACACAAGAAAACACAAAGTTTTGTAAACATTGTGGTGGGAAAATTGCGAAAGAGGCTGTTATCTGCCCACTGTGTGGATGTCAAGTTGAGCAAATTACAAATACACAAGGTACACAACCTATTGTTATTAATAACACTAACAATAACACAAGTGCAGCCTCTGCGACAGCGGTCGCCAATGGTGGAATACAAGGAAAACCTAAAAGCAAATGGGTAGCATTAATTTTATGCATTTTTCTTGGATATCTCGGCGCTCATAAATTTTATGAAGGCAAAATCGGAATGGGTATTCTTTATCTTTTCACCGGAGGTTTATTTATCGTTGGTGTAATTATAGACATTATTGCTTTGCTCGGTAAATCTAATCCGTATTATGTTTAAGAATGTAGCATAACAACTAAATAAGCTAATTACAGCGTACATCTTCGGGTGTGCGCTGTTTTTATACCACAGGGTGTAGCATTTTTGCAACGCCCTTATTTTTATGCAGAAAGGATGTGAAACATATTGGATAACACAACCGTGGGCGAAATCGGCTTAAATCTTGTACTGAACAGGCAAGGCTTTTCTAAATCGCTTAATGCAGTGCAGGAGCAGGCAAACAGCGTAAGCAATAATATGAAAAGCTCACTTAAAAAGCTCGGCTCTGCCATTGTTGCTGCGTTTTCGGTAGCGGCGATTAAGCAGTTTGGCCAGCAGTGCATTGAATCGGCGGCACAGGTCAATGCGGCAAATTCTCAGTTTGAGCAGACTTTCGGTTCAATGGAATCACAAGCAAAAAGTGCAATTCAGAGTGTTGCAAAGGAAAGTGGTATTCTCGAAACCCGATTGCAGGGTGTGGGAACGAGTATTTATGCTTTTGCAAAAACCACAGGTATGGACAGTGCCAATGCATTGAATATGATGCAAGAAGCTTTACAGGTAACAGCCGACAGTGCTGCATATTATGACCGTTCACTCGAGGACACCGCAGAAAGCCTTAAATCTTTTCTCAAAGGCAACTTTGAAAACGACGCCGCACTAGGTCTGTCTTGTACAGAAACTACAAGAAACGCAGCGGCCAACAAGTTGTACGGTAAATCGTTTACGGAACTTTCAGAATCACAGAAACAGCTTACTTTACTTGAAATGGTAAAAGACGCAAATAAACTTTCGGGTGCTATCGGACAAGCAAGCAGAGAATCAGACGGTTGGGAAAATGTAACAGGCAACTTAAAAGAGAGCTGGAATCAGCTCCTTGCGGTTATTGGCAAGCCAATTTTGCAAGTAGCAACGAATATTGTGCAAAAGCTTTCTTCGGCTATCGCAAAACTTACAGAGTACGCCAAAGGGGCGATAAATGCGCTTTCAAAGCTGTTCAACTGGGACGGAGATGATACAGCAAACAGCATTTCAGCCGCTGCAAGCTCGGCAGAAAATTTGACCGATGAGGCAGAAAGCGGTTCAAACTCATTAGAAAGTGTTGCGGATAGTGCAGAAAAAGCAAAGAACAGCGTTGCAGGTTTTGACAAGCTGAATGTTCTCACTAAATCCGATAGCGGCGGTTCAGATGCTTCCGCAAGTGATACAGCAAGCAGCAGCGGAACTTCTGTTGCAAATGCTGTTGTTAAAGATACAAACAGCGGCGTTTCGGGTGCTTTTAAAAATCTGTACGAAAAGAGCGGATTTAAAGGTTTTGTGGATAATGTTCAAAAGGGCATTAATAAGGTTGATTGGTCGGCTATCGGCAAAAATTGTGAGTCGATATTCAAAAATTCTGTTCCGGTAGCTCAAAATTATCTTAAACAGGTGCAAAAGGTCGGTAAATCTGCATTCGGTGCGGTAGGTTCATTTGTCGGCGGAGTGGTACAGGTTAGCGGTAAACGGCTGCAAACACTGACGGGCGGTGTTGCAAAATGGCTTGATAGGGACAAGAATAAAATCAACGGCTTTATTACAACCATTGGCGACAATTTCAGCAAAGGCTACGATAATTTATCGACATTCTTTGAAAAGGGTTTTGATGTCATCGGGCAGAGCGTTGACAGAGTTCGCCCACAAATGGAGGACGCAATTTCAAATCTGCTCAGCGGTTTTACAGATTTCGGCGGTGCGGTCGGAACGATTTTCTCGGAGGGCTTTAGTTTAGCTACCGAATCACTTGTAAAATGGATTGACAATGACGGTGCAACTATCGGAGAATTTTTTGACAATATTCAACTTCAAATGGCAGATGTTATGAACTTCGTGGGCGGCGTATTTTCAGACATCGGTAACTTCCTGCTTGGCTGGTGGGACGGCGAGGGCGGTTCTGAGATTTTTCAGAATGTGTGCGATATGTTCCTTAATATCGGCACAACGCTTATGAATGTTTATAATGATTGGATTATGCCTGCGTGGAATTTCATTGTCGGAGTATTTCAGTCCGCATGGACAGATTGCCTTAAACCGATTTTTGAACAGCTATGGACTGTTTTCGGCAAGGTTTGCGACTGTATTGCAACAATATGGAATAATTGGCTTTCCCCGCTTGTGAACTTCATAAGCGATACATTAGGCCCTGTATTTAATACGGTACTGAGAAATATTCAAAGCATTTTTGAAACAGTATTCAGAGTTATAGGCGATGTTGTGGGCGGTATTTTAAAATCGTTCGGCGGTCTTATTGACTTTATAACAGGTGTTTTTTCGGGCAACTGGGAAAAGGCTTGGAACGGTATCAAAGACTTTTTCGGCGGTATATGGGACGGCATATGGGGCATTATCAAAGGCTTTGTTAATCTGATAATTGACGGTATAAACCTATTGCTGACAGGTATATATACGGTTGTAGCCGCTATCGTTAATACTATCGGCGGTATAGCTGACGCAATCGGTTCGATTTTCGGGCAGGAATGGGGTTGGTCAATGCCTAACGAACCTGTTCTTATTCCACATCTTGCAACAGGCGGACTTGTCAAAGCACCGACACTTGCGGTAGTCGGAGATAACGCAGGAGCTAATTCGGGCAATCCGGAAGTTATTGCGCCGCTTAGCAAGCTACAAGGTATGATTAATACTTCTAACGGCGAGGATACGGTAATTCTCGGCGAAATTCTGTCGTATCTTAAAAAGCTGTATGAGATGTTCGTAATATTCAGAAACAATGGCGGTAACTACTATCAGTTTGTCGCTGAAATTAACGGCAATGATATTTTTAACGAAATCGTAAAGCAAAACGAACTTTATAAAAACCGCCATAACGGCAAATCGGCATTTGCGTAAAGGAGGTGCAGTATGTCAAATTATAAAGGTTATTTACTAAAATTCGGAAATACCGAATTTCCTAATAACTATTTCGCTGAATATTCGTCAACACCTGATCAGCGTATGGACAATGATGCCGAGCGTGACGATAACGGCAGTTTACAGCGTTCAACACTGCCGACAGGTAAGACAAGCATTACTTTTTCTACCCACATTCTGCACTTGAACGAGAAAATCAATATGCAGAATATTATTAATTCTGGAATCGTGAACACAGTACAACGCAAATGTTATGTTACCTACTGGAACGATGAAACAAACTCATATGACAGCGGATATTTCTATATTCCCGATATTGAGTTTTCGGTTATGGACGCAAGCAAGACAGACATCCGCTACAACCCGATAAGCATTGAACTTATTGAGTATTAAGGGGGTGCGGTATGATAAATTTAACAGATGAGGTCAAAAAGCAACTGTTGAACGACAGCTTGCAAAGGGAAATAATTATCAGCTTTCCTGACGACGATATTCCCAACATCACGGGCGAGAATATTGTATCTGAAAGTCTTGAACTTACGCAGGCAATCAGTGACGGCAAGGAGTTTAAACTCGGCGGCTGTATTGCAGGTCAGCTTACTGTAAGAGTGATAAATGTTGATACAGAGCTTAACGGCAAACGCATTAAAGTTATAATGAAACAGTCATACAGCAAGGGGCTTTTATTTCCCTCCGATACAGTATTGCCGAGTGCAGATTTATATTGCGGTTCTCAGTCTGGAGTTATTGAGATGTCGCTATTCTGCGGTACTGTCAACAGCTCATCAAGACAGAAAAACAGGGCGGTAAAGGAAATTATCGCATATGACGATTTATATCTCGCTTCACAAAAATACGTTTACAACTACTTTACAAGCCTTGCGATTTATTCGCCCAAAATAAGTTTATATGACTTGAGAGTATATCTCTGCAGCAGCTTTTTAAAGGATTATGATTACGAAAACGAATTTACAGGCTTTAATGACAGCAATGAGCTGTCGCTGAAATTGGATCTTGTAAAATCGGTTTTCAATGACAAAACCACGATAGCGGACTTGTTGAGTGCGTACTGCGAACTTAATGCTTGTTTTGCAATTATGAGCGGAGAGGGCAAGATAAAGTTTATTCAAATTTTAAATCCTAAAACCGAGGTCGTTGACAACTACAGCAACCTCGACTTTGAGGAATACACAACACGCAGTATTAATCTTATTAAGTTTAAGTACAACAAGGACAGCTATTTTTCGTACGGTCATACAGAAGAAGAAAAACAAAGTTGGTATATATCGGACAACATAATTACTGCGTGCTGTACCGACATTGCAGGTATTGTTACAAGTTTTAACGATAATAAAGATAACAACTACATCTTTTACAATTTGTATGCTTACAGGCCTTTTAAAGCTGATGTTTACGGTAGGTGGTGGCTCGAATGCGGCGACAAGGTGAGTATAAAAACAGGCTTTACGGACACGGAAACGGTCGACAGTTTTATACTTGAACGAACGCTGAAAGGCACTAACGGTATGAGAGTAAGGCTGACGGCAGAAGGTACAGAATATTTAGGAAAGGATGAGATAAATGAGTTACAGCAAAATTAATTGGGTTGACGGAGCTGTTCCGGCGCTGAACGCAACAAACTTAAATCATATGGACGACGGTATCTACAGCAACAGTGTGGATATAGCAGTAATGGGCACTAATATTGAAACACTTAGCCATAGTGTCGTTGAAATCAAAGAAAGCAATACAAATATCGAAAAGCGTATTGATGACACAAATGCAGCAATCGAAACCGCATCTGCAAAAATGATAGCAAAAGACTCTTTGCTCAATACATCTACAAGCATTAATCTCACATCGCTTGAGGACACAGAGCAGACAGTAAACGGCGTTACAATTTCAGTCAGGAACAACAAAATTAGCTTGAGCGGCACATCTACCGCTGCGGTTAATTTTTATCTCAAGCTCAAGCGTGCGGTTACTCTTGAACAAGGCAAAGCGTATTGCTTATCGTTGCAGAATTTT